ATACCACGGCCCAGGCGTGAATTTCGTCGTCATTTCGCTATCCCCTCAGTCTTCGGCGTCCGCTTAATTGGCATGTTGGGTTGCGTTTGGATGGAAACCGATCCGACAATGGGAAGGTTTATTCCGGCATGGAAGTTGATTCCCGGCGCGTATGTGTATGTGCGTATGAAGTAAGGCCCGACCGATCCAGACATGCCGGGGCTCCACGACAAATGCCAGCGCCACGTCAATGACCATTTCCAGTGCCACGATGCGACTAATATGGTTGCAGACCGCTTGCCATTGGAGTGCATTCGTTGAAACAGTGTTAGCGGTCCAATCTTCATCTCGGTATCCCCTCAGTCTTCGGTGTCTTCCATGCGCACCACTCATGCATCGGATGCGGCCCGCTCGGGTGCTCGCAGCGGTCATGCCGCTGCGGATTCGGTTCTTTGGTGATTCGCGTCCAGATGATGATCGTCGAGAGGTGGGCGCAGTTGCAGGGTGGTGGGGTCATGCTGCTTCGCTCCCCTGCAATTTCTCCATCTCCCACGCGATCTCCGTCGTCCTGATCGCGCTCGTCACCTGCCCCGGCGGGATGTCCGCCAGCCGCGCCACCGTTGCGTCGAACTCAGTGCGCGCCTGCTCCACCAGCCGCGGCGTGATGGGCTTGTCGTCGCGCAGGCGGGCTGCCAGGACGCCGAGGTAGTAGGTGCTGATGTCCGGCGCGAGCCGCTGCCAGCAGTCGCGCCAGCCTTCGATCGCGGGCGGAACCTCTACCCATTCCGCGCGCTCGGCGAACTGCGCATCGATATCCGGCATGGACATGACCACGCGCCCGTCGATCTCGTAGGCTTCGCCCGTCGCCAGCAGGTCCATCAGCGCACGCATGGGCGCGGCGATGATGTGCGCCTTCTCGCGCATTTCGAGCCTCTGCATGGCGCGCGTGATGCTGGCGACGGTATCGGGGTCCATGTTGTGCGCGGGGTAGGCTGCACCGATGGCTTGGCGTAGTGCGCTCATGCCGCCTCCTTGATCGGTAGCGTCTGCTGGCCCGACAGCAGCGCCAGATGCGCGGCCTCACCGCAGACGGACAGGTGGTAGTCGAGCAGGCGCAGGCCATCATGGAACTCGACGCCGCGCCCGATCTCTTCGCGCGCCATCTGGCCGAGCCAGCCGGCATGCTTGCCGAGCTTCCGCGATGCGGCCTGCAACTGGATGCCGTGCGAGCGCAGGTTGAGGGCGACGCGCTGCCAGTCGGTGCGGATGCTCGGGGCAGGCATTACAGGGCTCTCCAGGCGGCGCCGTGGCCGTGGCGAAGGAACGGCACGTCATCTTGAAAATCCCCGAATCCGCCCTGTCTGCCGCCGGACTGCTGCGGGCGTGCAGGCGCGGCTTGGCGGGGCGGTGCGGCCGGGGCGCTGTGCTGCGCGTCGCTGTCGCGCTTGCCGAGCAAGGTCAGGTCATTGACGCGCACCTCCAGGCTCGCGCCCTTGCTGCCGTCCTTCTTGTCGTACTCGCGCAGACTTGCCTCGCCCGACACGCCGACCAACTGGCCTTTGCGCAGGTAGGGCGCGACCGACTCGCCGCGCTTGCCCCACATCTGGCAGCGTGCCCATGTGGTCGTGGCGCGATCGCCGAAGCCGGCCTTCACGCCGACGCTGAAGGAGACGACGGGCTCGCCGCTCGGGGTAACGCGTTGCTCGGCATCGGCGCCGAGATTGCCGGTGAAGCTCCAGTTGTTCACTGCTGTTGCTCCTTGTTGATGTTGGCGGCGCGGCTCAGATACCAAGCGCCCTTGGCCATGTCTTCGGACGCGTCGCCCTTCTTCCCAGCACGCCATGCGTACTTCATCGCCGTGCCGCGGCAGTAGGCGCGGAATCCGTCCGGGCCGAGCGCGGACTCGATGGCGTCGATGCACTCGACCTTGCCCTGGTAGTGCGGCGGGTGATTGACCATGTCGACGCTGGAATGGTCGGCGTAGCGGCGCAGGTGCTCGGCCTCGTTGCGGGCGGACTGGAGCAGGTGCTCGAGCTTCTCGTTGAGCGCGCGCAGGTTGCGCAGCTCGTCGGTCTGCTGGCCCAGCTTCAGCGCCAGGTCGGCGACGTGGCCGGCAACGGCCTCGGCGATCTCGATCAGGCTCATGTCGCTGCTGTCGATCGAGCCGGCGACGCAGGGCGCCAGGACTTCGGCGGCGCGCGTCACCTGCTCGTCCATCATCTTCAGCGCGTCGTCGCGCTGGGTGATCTCGCGGCGCATGGAAATCTCGATCTTTCCGGGCTTTGCGAACGCCACCGCGTCCGGGTCGTACTGCGGCGGCGGGATCTGCGGCGGGATTTCTGCAGATTGCGGTTTAACGTCGGTCTCGCCGCCCTCGCTGTCACCGCGCTTCATGTTGCTGCCCTGTCGGGTCGCCGGGCCTTCTGCCAGCCGCTTCTTGCCGGCGGCGGTCAGCGTGTAGCCGAGTTGGCTGGTCACGTCGTCCAGGCGCTTGGAGAGCAACCCTTCCTTGGCGCAATCGCGCACCGCCCAGCCGGTCTTCTTGCGGTCATGCTTGATGGCGTCGGCAATCTCATCGACGGGCGCGCCATGGTTCGCGGCGCAGGCTTTCAGGATTTCGTAGCGGAGGTTCATGGTGTCGTGGTGTCTGGTGGGGCTCGGCCGACCTGTAGAACGGACGGGAGAGGGTGGCCGGCTTCGCCCCGTTGATCGGTTACTGCTGCGCTTGCTTGGCGGACTCGTAGCCTTCGAGCCACTCGTCGCGCTGGATCTCGCCGGTTTCGGGGTCGACGGGCTGTTGCTCGGCGGCGGCCTGCCGTTCAAGCGAGCGCAGATCGTCGTCATGCTGATCCGGCGCGGGCTCGGCTTGCTTCTTGCCGGCGCCCAGCTTGCTCTTTAGCGTTTCTGTCTTGGACTTGCCGGCCTCTGCTGCTGCCATATTCGCGGCGGGCTGCAGCGCGTCGAACCAGTCGCCGGGCGCGCTCATGCCGTCGCGCAGGCTGGCGTAGATTTTCTTCATCTGCACCATCAGCGCTGGCGTGATCGTGTCCAGCCGGCGCTGGATGCGCTTCTCGATCTGCTCTCGGGTGATGCCGTACTGGCCGAAGGCATCGACCATCTTCTTGACCGCATCCGGTGACGTGTCCGCGCTGGCGGTCAGGGTCGTCTCGCATTGGCGGACGGCAGACTCGACTACATCGCCGGGGATGACACCAAGGATGCAGGCGCGCAGGCGGCGGGCGCCTTGGTTGGCAACCAGTTCATACACGTCGCGCGGGTCTTCGAGCCGCCTCGAGCCGCTGCGCGTGTAGCGGATGTGAGGCACCTGGAAGACCTTCACCTGCCGCGTGTTGTTCTCGATGTCCCACGCGAACGCCTCGACCGTGCTTTCGCCGTTCGCCTGCGACAGCTCGCGGATGCCGAATTGCAGGTTGCCCCAGTTCTGCGCGATCGCCTCGGCCAGCCGGATGCTGGGGCCGGTTACGTCCGAGCCGCCACGGTTGTAGGAGTACAGCGCGCCTTCGGCCAACGTCGGACGGGTGCAGGCTTGCAGGATTCGATCCATCGCCTGCACCTGGTCGCGCGGGAATCGCTTGGCGATCACCATCATCGCCTGAACTTCTTGCGCCTCGCGCTGGGCGGACGACTCCGCAACGGCGTTGCTCGGTGCAGCCTTAGCAGACTGGAAAGGGTTGAGTGCGGTGACGTTGCTCATGATGTCCTCACTTGATTAGAAAAGTCCGCCCCGGATCTCCGGCGACGGTGAAGGTGCGGCGCGCGTCCTCGATGTAGAGCGCGTGTTCGCCGGGGAGCGCCCCCGGACAGAGGTGGCCGACGAAGGCGTCGAGGTCGAACCGGCGTGCTGCCTTCCGGTTGTTCCACGTCGCAAGCCGGATAGGCTTCTTGTCGTGCTCGGTGCCAGGCAGGATCAGTTCGCCGGCCGCACCCATGTACGACTTGATCTCCAGTGCGAGCTTGGCAGCGAGCTCCTGCGTGGCCTTCTCGCTGGCCTTGAGCTGTTTCAGGTCGGCGATCATCTGCACGATCTCAGTCGAGGCCACGACGGGCTCGCGCTTGGTCGCCTGCGGGTACAGCAGCGCCACGTCGTCCTCGCACGTCGGCTCGGGGGCCACGTTTCCGACGACGTGCGTCTGCCACCACTCAGCGCCGCGACGGATGATTTCTGCCTCGAGCTCGAGGTCGCGCGCCAGGTGATAGATCGCCAGCGGCTTGGCGCCTGCGCCGATGAGCGCGGCCAAGTCCCAGCGCGGGCAGCCGGTCATGGCCATGTAGGTCGCGCACTGGATCAGGTAGCCTGCGGGCACCTCGTCGGTGCCGGCCTCGCCCCACTCGCCGAGCTTGTAGGCCATGTCATCGACCGTCTTGCACTCCAGGCCGCGATCGGTTCGGATCTCGCCCCGGTGCGCGGCGATCTTTGCGCCCTCGGGGATCACCAGCCTGTCGACGTGGCCAAGGATGCAAGGGTGGTCCGGGTGGCGCAGCATCTTGGTGTAGCGCTGCACGCGGCGGCCGGTGGCCTCGGTGTATTCGCGCGCCACGAAGTCTTCGGCGTGCTGCCCGAAGCGCAAGCGCATGGAGCCCTCATCGGGCGGCATCTGGCCGGTCTTCTCCATCCAGACTTCTACCGGGGTGCGGAAGCCGTAGCCCAGTATCGCCGCAAGGTCGGTTCCACCCAGGCCGGTGGCGCGCTCGGCGAGGAAGGCTTCGCGCGCGGTCAGTGGTGCATTCATTTCATGCTCTCCAGCCACCGATCAAACAGCCTGTGGAACTCGTCGCCCTTGACGCCAGGGCGCATCCGTTTGAACTCGTTGCGCCGCTGCTGTAGCCAGTGCAAGTAGCCGCTATCGCTGCCCTGCGGCACGAGGCGGTCATATGCCGCACGCCGGATGACGTGCGACGGGATTGTGCGGTGCGGCTCATTTCTGCGCTACCGCCTGAATTGCCTGCTCAACCTGGGCGTCCTGCCACTCCAGCAGCGCATATCCGCCGAAGATCAGCGCAGCCGCGAGCCACATCACCCAACGTGGAAGCGGCTTGGATTCGGTCGCGTACTCGAAGCCCTGCGGGAAGTTGTTCATGTTCATAGCGCCCTCGCTCGTTTATCGAAATACATCAGCACCGCAGTAACCAAGTGCTCGCCAATCGCCTGCAACTGCGCAGGCCGGAAACCTGAATCGCGCTCGCCCGCAATCGCCTCGAACACAAGGCGATCCGTCGTCGCAAACTGTTCTTCGCTGAGACTGCCGAGCGCATCGGTCACAAGCGCCTGAGAGCGCCGCATTTCGGCTATCTCGGACTGGATGAATCCTTCGGTCGCGTCTTCGTCGTAGAGCGCACAGCCCTGAGCGGGGCCGCAGCTCGGGCAGTCCCTCGCCCCGCACATGCAAGGGCCGAGCGGGATTCGTGCGTTCATTGTTTGCTCCTGGTATTGGGTTTCGCTGTCCGCATGGGCTGTGCTGCGGTGTCGATGGAGGAAACGATAGCACTTGCTGTTTTTGGATGTCAATAGCTTTTGCTGTTGTTTCAACGCGCAAAAAAGCCCGCTCGTGGCGGGCGGTCATTGTTCTGCCGGCAGCGGCTAGTTCAATTCGTACCTGACAAAGCGGTTCCACTCGTCTATGGCTTCTTCTGCTGCGGCCTGGTGCTTCGCTGCCTGTTCGTTCTGTTCTTCCACAAAATCGGCAATGCAGCGCTTGTAGCGCTCAACATCGTCCACGAACATGTCGATGTCGAACTTGCTCTGAACCGCGGTCGGCTTGGTCGGCTTTCGGCACAGATGTGATGGATCGAACATATCGGCGTTTGCGGGCGTGGACGCAGCGGACAAGGCGAGCGCGATCAAACAAGCCGATGCTATTGCGCATAACAACAGCGTTTGCTATCGTTTTGGGCATGTGGAAAGACATCATCACCTCCCTTGTGCGGTCAGGCATGACGCAGGTCCAGATCGCCGAAGCCGCGGGCATCTCGCAGGCGCACGTCTCCGATCTGATGAACGGGCGGCGCGGCAAGCGCGTGTCGTTTGACATCGGGCGCCGCCTCGAGGCGCTGCACGCCAAGCGCTGCGGCGAGCACAAGGCTGTCGCCTGACATGGTGGAAAAGCTCACCTCTGCCGTGACGGTCAAGTTCGCGCCGGAAGACGCGGACGATCTGCGCGCGCTGGCGGACTCTCGTGGGATGGAAGTGAGCGAGTACATCCGGCACCTCGTCCTGGCTGATCGGGTAGAGGCGCGCCGACAGTTCGACGCCCTCAATCGCATCTTCGGATGCGAGCGCGGCGCGGATAAGGAAAACCGGGAATGACCGGGGATTACGCGAAGTCTGCGGCGAACGGCAGACAAGACAAGGCCCGCTGTCATCGGTGGTGGAACACCTCGGCGGGCCTTCGGAAAGCGAGGAAATGATGCACGAAAAAGGACATGAAGCGCAAGGGGTATCGGGCCTGATGCGTGACCTACTCGACGCGCTGCACGAGCTGCGCATCGCCAGGGCCAAGCGCCGGATGCTGCGCCACAACGAGAAGGTGCGCGACGCGGCGCGCGAGTTCACGCGCCTGATCAACGCCCGCAGCCCGCAGAGGGTCGCGCGGATGGAAGCGGAGAGGGGGCTCTGATGGCAAACCAATGGTTCCGCATGTACGCAGAGTTCGCCGCGGACCCCAAGGTGCAGATGATGAGCGAGGCTGATCAACGCCGTTTCGTCATGGTGTTATGCCTTCGCTGCGGTAACGACAATGTAACGTTACAAGACGATGAAGTCGCGTTTCAGCTTCGTATCAGCAACGACGAATGGGCGCGCACGAAAGCCTTGTTCCTGCAGAAAGGCCTGATCAAGGAGGACAACACTCCGACAGCCTGGGATCGCCGTCAATTCGTCTCAGATTCAAGCGCAGAGCGGGTTCGAAAGCATCGAGACAAGAAGAAGAAAGAGGCGAAACAGGCTTGTAACGTTACAGCAACGCCACCAGAAGCAGATACAGAAGCAGATACAGAAGCAGAAGAGAAGCGTGCTGCGCTGCCTGCCGGCGATCCGCCGACTGTGACGAGGAAAGGCGACCTCTGCAGACGCCTTCGGCAGGAGTCGGGCATTGCCGATGCAGCCCCGCACCAGCTTGACGACGACACCTGGGGGTCGATCCTTGCCAAGCGCACCGACGAGGAGATCGTCGAGTTCGCCAAAGCCAAGACCGAAGCCCGAAGCGGCCAACGGACCAGCCTTCGCTATCTCGCGCCGGGGCTCCTGGAAGACCCAAGGCCAATT